AACGACCATTCGGATACACCTCAACTTTCAAACCGTCACGCACAAACTTGCGCCCCGACTCGAGCGAAGCAAAGCCCCAAATGTGCAAGCCGCGACCCGAAGGCGAAAACTCCACATACGTCTTAGGTAGCGACCCAATCAGCTCCCGTGCCTTAGCATTCGGCACCCCTTCAACCACACAGTCATCCAAGTCAATACAGACAACACCGTCACCATTCAACACAAAACCGAGCCCGTCACCGTGAGGCGAATCCGCTGCATCCTCATAACTAGACCAGCACGCAGAATCCGTGACCGAAGCCCACCAACCACCAACAGCCATAGGCCGTTTAGCCTGATGCCGAATCCACCGGGCACGCTCACGCAACTCAGCCGGCACACCATCAACCGCACGCTTCTGATCGCGGTGAGCTTTCACCCGACAACGCCCAGAACAAAACTTCGGCCTACGACCCCGCGCAGGAGTAGCAACCGAACCACCACAAACAATGCATCCACCCATGACTAAATCTTATGGTGTAACGATAAACAATGCAAGCGCCCTGTGCGCCTGTCTAACGGCCTAACCCAAAACTGGATTAGTGGTTTGACCTGTTTGCTGACGTATTGTGCTAGCGTGGCACACATGACTTACCAGACCCCAAAGAGCCTGAACTGCGGGTAGCGCAAGAAGGCTGGGGCGGCGGGTGACAGTAGAATCGTTTATAAAGATTTACCCCACCCCCGGTTAACCCGTACGGGGCCCCTACGGTAGTGGCTTGTTGCCTCGTTTGCGGTTGCATTCACGATGTGCTGGCGCGAGAGGGCTGTGCGGGTGTCCTGGTATCAGGTGGTCTGCCTCCACGTTGTCCCCCCACTCGAATGGCTTACCGCATAGGTGGCAGTGAGTGGCTTGGGATTTTATTTGCTTCGCACGTTTGCGATAATCATTGTTGTACAGTTCACGTTTCTTAGCCTTGCGTTCAGGGGAGTCCACCCGGATAGGCCGGCACCCGGCACAGTACGAGGCACCGCGAACCAGTGTTCCGCACTTCAGGCAGGGACTATTGAAGCTCATTGTGCCCGCTGGCGTTTACCCATGACTGCATAACCTCAATGAACTGTGTCACACTCAAATCTTCCAGCTTATCCATGTCGTGCTCGGTGAACGCTTGCTCTGCCGCATCAAACAGGATAAGTAACTCGTCACCCGTCTTGTGATGTTGTGCAGCCTTCAAGTCAAGGAACAGGTACAGGGGCAGTGAGAAGAAGTTCTGTGCTACACCCCTGAACGCTGGTGTGATGATCTCTATAGGTGGGCGATGGTGTGCGCGTTCTGTTGCCATCATCTTAGAAAAGTCAATGGGGTTTTCATCGCTCATAGCTTGTACACCGTTCCCGTAAAGTCTTTGCCCTGCTCCAAGATTAGTGTGGCAAGGCCAGGGATGGAATCTTCACCGCTATTCATGCGGAACCAGTTTGACCCGTTGTCCATTGTTGGGGCCATCACAATGAAGCGTGAGGCAAGTTTATCGCCACGATCCACCGACCCAAGCTCTTGGACTCTCAGGTGGTGCCAGTGCCCATGTACAAGTAGCGAAGCGTCAGCGACAGCCTGCCTGCCGAACGTTTGCTTCCTCCACCAATCACCAACAGTTTCAGGTCGTGAAGCCTGATGCCCGTGAACAATCCCCAACACGTGGTATCCGTCATCGAACACGTCAATCGCTAAAGACTCCTCATACGGTTGCGGTTCCAGGAACCTGATGTTGTCGGCCCCGACCTCGCGTGCCAGGCGTGCAAGTTGCCTGCCAATGAACACACCCCAGTCATCAGTTGGTTTGCCGATAGCCTTCCCGTTCGCCGCACGAAACTGGCAGTGGTTCGACCCGACAGAAGCGTAAGTGACCTTCGGGACAATCTGGGCAATCTCCCTGAGTGTCTGCCAGGCCAGAGTCGTTGCAACATCCACCTGCTCCATAATGCTCAAGTCATTGGAGTAATGCTGTTGTGCGCTGTTCGCGTTGAAGAAGTTCTCCACCGTATCGCCCAAGTCAGCGAAGATAACCTGTTCAGGCTTCTCACGCTTCACCTGCTCCATAAGGCGTGCCTGCATAATCGCTACACGTTCGAGGAGTGAGTCGGAGTTTCCACGGTAGTCAACCTTCCCAACCTGCAAGTCAGACCACAGCACCACAAGGCATCGAGGTTCAGGCTTGTCGAACTTAGGCTTCCCTAACTTTCGTTTCGCCTCCTGCATAAGCAACGGCAAGTCAATGCCAGAGGTTCGCTTCCGAAACGTGAACCGATACGAGGTCAACCACTCGCCATCCCACCGCTGCCACCTCGAAGTCCTCACCGGCGGAATCACATCAATGTCAGTCGGATCCATACCGGCATCCCGCAGGAACTCGTCAAAGTTTTGAGGCTCCTCGGAATAGCCTGGCGTTACCGCCTCACCCTCCACACCGTCAAACTCCAACGATGGTTTCACGCCCTTAGTCGTTCTGACCGATGGTGCTGGTTCCAGATTGTCTAACATGAGTCCACCTTACTTGCAGGAACACAAACCCGAACGGTGTTTGCGTATCGCCTTCTCACTAATCGGCACACCACGCTTCGTTAGCGCAGCAGACAACTGATGATTAGACCAAGCCTCGTGATCGCTCAAAGCTTCCGTGAAAATGCGTGCATCCGACTCGTCAAACTCTGACGTCAGTGTTCGCACCCGACACGGAAACACCCGCACCGGCGGGCTCATGCCCTCAAGCATTAGCCTTAGTAGTCGCAATAAGTTTGAAAGCGACCTCCAAGAACCACGGGTTCAGGTTCCTCGTGGCAGCGCACTCCTTCAAAGCGTGAGCCAAAGCGACACGAATGTCATCGAAGTCTTTATCCCAAATGAGGTTCTCATCCTGCAGGAGTCGGGCCGCCTCATGGTACGGGGCGAACAGTTCCGGGTTAATCTTGCTCGCCTGTCGTTGCAATGTTGCCTGTGCGCTCATGGTCGCATCCTTTCAGTAGGTTGTCTGCAAGTTTATTCAGGCAAGTCGAGGAAATCGAAGGATTGAAACGCCCCGTTATCGTATTGTGATAACTCGTTCACGCGCACAAAACAGCCAGGGACACGGTTGTCCGCGTACACCTTCCAAGCGAGGACACGGATTATCTGGGCGTCATCCTCATACACAACCCCGGTCAACGAATCCTGAACAGCCCTAATCAGCTTGTCAATGTCAGGTGGCACCGTAGGGTAAGGGCGTTTCACCGTAGACACGGAAGAAGGCCGGTCAAGATAGAACATGATCTCTAACTCAACCGGCCCTGCAACGCGAGTCCAACCAGCGATAGTGACCGCCTGCTCTGCGGCTCCCTTAACCGCAGACCTCCACGCTGGCAGAAACTTGGAAGTTTCCACGAAGCGGTTATTGCCGATGCTTTTCTTCGACCCCTGTGGTGCGGGCCGACCAATCACATCAAATGTTAGTTCCACGCCCCTCAGAGTACCGTTTAGGCTTCACAAACGAGGCCAACACCGCCAGGCAAAGCAAAGACCCGAAAACCCATCCCAACACGCTTGTCACGTTGGTTGGCACCTGGTAGGCCAGAAGGAAGAAGTTCAGACCCATGCTGAACGCGAGAACCCTGCCGAAGATTTCCATCAGAAGGGTGCGCTTTCTTCAATCTTGCCCTCACCAGGCGTAACCGTAGGCCACACCGCGTTCACAGCAGCATGATCCACCTTGCCCGACACCACCTGGTTCGCTGCGGGTGCCACAGACTCGGCACGCACCTTGATAGTGAACCCGGAAGTGCCGTCACGCTTCTGAAACACGTTAGTCCCAGTAATACGACCCGACACGACAACCTGCTTCACATCGTCAAGCGGAGCCCGGTTATCCGTGGTCACATCGTAGATCGTCTTGTCTACGGTTTCCCACTCGCCCTGATGGTTCTGTTTGCGAACATCCACCGAAACTTTGATGGCACGCCCCCACTCAAAATCCTTCACATCATTCAACCAACCAGTCAACTCAATACGAGCCTCATTCTTCACCATGACCTACCCCTTCTCATATCCGATAACGTGCGCCACATTGACACAGTCATTATTGCCGCAACTTCTGACACCAGGGAACATCGGTTTCCCGTCATCATCAACCGGCGTTGTTTCATCCGAAGCAAACCTTCCATGCCACGGGAAACACTTACCCTCCACAGCGGAGATTGTTTGAACCCTCCGAGCGCGACACGAGGCGCACAGAATGAGCTTCCCCCGCCTGCTCGAAACACTCCACTCATAACCGCAACGCTCACACTGAACCACCGGCATCTAACGACCTGCGTGCAATCTGCAACTGGGCATCAGTGAACTCATAACGCCTCACTCTAGTACGTTTCACCGGAATTTCCACCGGGGCAGGCTCCTCGGCAAATATAGCTTCGGGACTATATTCTGCGTGCGGTAGGAAACGCTCGTGCGCCCAATACGCCTCACCCCGTTTGGCGATCTGTTTATGGTTGCGGAGTTGGTCAGGGTGAAACGGGTGCTCCGCCCGCAACTCATCCATGTTGATACCCAACTCATAAGCCCAAGACGGTTTAGAAAAGCGTTCCATCATCTTCCACCTGTTCGCTCGCCCATCGCAACCTGCCCTCAATAATCGGCAGATATTCTTCCGTCAACTCTACGCCCACAAACTGGAAACCGTCAAGCAACGCAGCCTTACCCGTAGACCCTGAGCCTGTGAACGGATCCAATACGACACCACCCTCCGGAGTGACCAGTTTGATTAGGTAACGCATTAGGGCCGTTGGTTTGACCGTAGGATGGAAGTTCTGTTTAGCCTGGTTAGTTCGGTTCCTCGGATTTTCACCGCCAGGGCCATCATCCACAACGCGATTTGCGTGCCTCACCGCTTCCAGCTCCTCCAACCCCTCATTCCGGTCACGCCTAGAAGCCTTCGCCACATAGAAAAACCGCGAAGCCCCGCCACTATCGGTGTGAGCAGAACCGCCACTAGCCATGCCCCCACCAGATCTGCTACCAGATACACGTTTCACACCATCAGACTCAAAAGGCGTGCTTTTGCTCACCCCTGACTGTTCATCCAGCAACCCAGCCGTCACCTCATCAAGAATCACATTCGCAGGCCAACGACCCTGAGTAAAAGTGCCGCCATGCTTCGATCCGTTCAAACCATCACCGAAAGCATTATTGGAGTTTTCATTCTTGCTCAAAATCAGCGGTCTTTCACCACCAGCGATTCGGCTGCCGTCAATGTTCAACCCGCCAACACCCCACTCAAGAACATTCTCCGCAACCGTCACACCCTTACCAAACGGTTTCCGCCCCACCACCACAGGCTCAAACGCAGGCTTCAACGCAGTACCCCACCCCTCCCAGGTTTTTGCTTCAGAGGTTGCAGGGGAAGTTATTTTGCACTCACCATCGCCCGTGCCATTAGCGCCAAATCCGCCACCATATAGGCCGCCTTTCCCATCAGTCAGAGAGTACCCAGGTAATCCAATTTTCGAACCAGTTACTTCACGCTCAACCCCAGCCTTTTTGTCAATCGCTTTCGACACATCCAACGACTTAGGAAACCCCGACCCATAAATCCACGCAATAGAATCCCGCAACTCAAACCCAGCATCCTCCACAGCAACCGCCAACCTATGCCAAGTACGCGACCCACCAAACGCCAAAATATGACCCCCCGGTTTCAACACTCGCAAACACTCCACAGCCCACTCAGTAGCCCACAACTGAAACCCAACCATTGCCCCATTGTCACGCCCATACCTAATGCGAGAACGGCTAAACGGATTTCCACCGGCACCATCCTGAAAACCACCAACCGAAGCCGGGTCATCAATAACGTCACCAGACTTCTTCCACGGAGCATCCCAATCCTTACCCATAAACTCCAAACCATAAGGCGGATCCGTCACAATCGAATCCACCGAGTTCTCAGGCAACCCCTTCAACACCTCAATGCAATCACCAGAAAACACCCGAGCACCACCAACCACAATCACCGGCTCCATCACCACAACTCCTTAGCCTTATACACGTTCGCCACAGCCCAAGAATGCCGAGCATCAGCATCCATCCAACCCGCCTGATAATGCAACAACTTGCAACAATCATCACACCGCAAAATGTGCAACCCATGCTCCTCACACACCGGCTGCGGATCAGAACGCCAACCCGACTCATCCAGGTCAGCCTCATCCTGCTGATACATCACCGGCCCCGCCGGTTGTGCCTTCGCGTGCAACACATCCAACAAGCCTCGAGCCGTCACAATCCCATTCACTGACACCGTGTACGCCGGCACAATCGCTGTCTGAACCTCCTCATACGAAGCACCATCCAACACTTGCAACCACATCAGCACCTTCGCCTCAGTAACCTGCTGACCATCCAACGCTGCACAAAACGACAGCACCTTAGTCATCTCAGCTTTATTCATCTTCTATCCCTTTCATCATTGACCCATAATCGAAATCTATCGCCTTTGGTCGGAGCTTCTCCGCAGCCTCCTCAGCCTCAAACTTCCTCACCAACAATGCACCCTGCTCCGCGTTCGTCAACTTACGCACACCCATCGTCACCCTCGAGGGCAACGGATCATCTTCCCAACCCTCCGCATTCAGCCAGGTCGCGGGATACTGGGTGAACGCATCCTCCCGGTTTGGATCGTCACGATACCGTTCAGCACCAGCAACGATCTCCTCAATGCTTGTTTTTCCGATTGCCTTCTCCAACGCTTTCCGCGCTGCTCCCTTGCCTGTTCTCCGAGGATAAACAGCCCACAGTTGCGCTAACGCCTGTTCTATATCGTTAACTGGTTTTCGTTTAGTTGGTTCTAGTTCAGTGGTTCTAGTTAGTTCGACACCCGTGTCCACCCCCCTGGACACCCGTGACGACCCCCCTGGACTGTGGTGTCTACCCCCCTGGACAACCCGGAGCGTATAGACAATCGAACTGTTATGCCGGTGCTCTTTCGTCATCGCCCCAGACTCCACAAGCTCCTGCGCCGCACGATCTACAGACTTGGTCGAGCAACGTAAGCGCTTAGCAAGCGTGTCCCTGGAAGGGTAAGCCTTATGCGTTTCACTATCCGCATAGCGGGCAAGAACCGCATACAGCCTCACAGCGCGGTCAGAGATATCTAAGTCGAGGAGCCATTCGTCAATAATTGCGAACCGGCGCTCTAGCCTGATTGATTGTTCCATGTTTAGCCTTTTCTATCGGCTAGACTGGAATCTAAGCCGATGCCGTTATCATCGGTT